CAAGAACAAGTCACGCTGTGTTGAGTATGGAGGGAAAGGAACTATATCCTCGTCACCTCTGACTTCATAACAGTTCTCTATCAGGATCGATGGTTCCTCGTCCAGTTCCGTTATCTTGCCCAGAAGAAACTCGTTGCGATCCTTTAGGAGGATCAAACGTAGTTCCTGTTGCATCATTTCCTCTTCCACTTTCTGCCTCCACAATTTTGTTGTACTTTTCTTCTACCTCAGGGTAGGTTTCGTATGCACTGACAACTTCTTCAAGTTTCATCATAATGCTACGGTCTTTAGATAAGGGTGCCCAAGGTTCAAAACGAATCTCTGGGTTACTCTTCTTAGTTATAACCTCACCAGAATCATTCTCAGATAATAACTGAGGTTCTGGAGCATTCTCTAACCATACATTATAAGGATAACGTAGTTGGAAAGCAACTGCATCATTTGGTTTTTCTTTTGTCGTAACTTCAAACAAGTCAGCGATGATATCTTCACCGTTTCTAGTTCTTACGATTCTTATACTCATATGTTGAATAGGAACTCTTCTATTATACCATAAAAAAAGAGGGTGTCAAGCACCCTCATACTCCATATTGTTCTTACAATGTGCGTGAACATCTATCTCCATTTTATGATGAGCATGAGTGTGAATGACTTGTATCAATCCAAATGACCCTACCAGTATGAGATTGCATACGGTTAGTGGGTGAGTCAACCACTTTAGATATTTCACGGTGATAAAGAAACCTTTACATCATACTATATCATAAACTTTTCTCTTCTGGTGATCTGGGATTACCTTTTGTAACTCTATTGTTAGCATTCCATTAACAAAGGTTACTTCTCCAATCTCTACATCATCTGATAGGTTGAATCCTCTAGAAAAAGACCTTGCTGCTACACCTTGATGAACATAGTCAATAGCATCTTTCTTATCTTGATCCTTAGATTTGATCAGTATCACATTCTGCTCTGTTGATACTTCTATATCATCCTTAGACCATCCTGCTAGTGCTAGTTCTAATCTCCATTTCTCATCAGATTCCTTAACTATGTTATATGGAGGGTATTGCCCCTGTGGTGTTCCTGTGCCATATGCATAGAATCTCTCGAATAGATCATCGAATCCGATACTATATCTGTTTGCTGCGTTAAAAATCGCATCGACATCCTTAGATGTCCAACGTGTTAAGTTAGTCATAGTTCTCCTTTAATAAGCGAGTGTTTAGTTTTTGTACCCGAAGCGTACATGTTTATTTAACCATAATATTATCTTAATGAAAATGGTACACACCGAACACGAATGTAGAGAATCCAGAACATATATAGTTGTACATCATAGTGTGTAAACATGAAGAAATTATTAGCTATATTATTATTAGCAGGGGTTAGTTCTCCCGCTATGGCAAACCTATCTATTAGGCATCAGTCCAGTCTGCAGCACGCTGTAGACGCTCAATCGGCAACGTATTCAAGACTTGGTAACTCATACTCCATCTCTGGTACTAATGTGACTACATCCCATACTGCAGCAGGTGCATCAAGTGCTACCTCAAACGGTATTGGAATCAACAGTTATGACTCCACAACAGGTGTTGCAACAGTAGGTTCTATCACAGGAACACAATCAGGAACAGGTAGTTTCTCCTTTGCTCAGTCATTTACTAAGGGTGACATAGCAGGTACAGCATCTGAATATTCAGACTTCGGTAGTGTATCAATTACATCTGCAGGAACTCAAAACTCTTCTGCTAACGCACCAGGCACTATTACTGCTGCTCACGCAATAACACTAACAGGTACAGGTAACGTAGGTACATCTACAACAGGTCAGTTTGTAACTGAGGTTACTGCATTCTAAGCATGTTGAGAAAGGGTATACATATAGTAGCACTAGGTGTACTAACAAGTGCACCTCTATATGCTGTGCCCGTGGTCCCGAATTTTACACAAGGCTCGATGACTTCCAACACCCAAACGACTTCTAAGGTGACGGAGACAATTAATTCGATGGATTACAATACTGGGTACCAATTTTCGGTAACGGGGTCAGGGATAACCGCTAGTGGTAATCTCTCACCAACTACTACTGATGCTAACGTGACTATTAATGGAGTGACTTCGACATGGACTGGGATCGACACAAAACCCACCTTCACACAGACAAATCCAGGAGCAGCGTTTCAGTTTACGGAGACGTATCAAGCCCCAGGTCTTTCAAATCACACAATAATACAAAGAGTAACAGAGGTAACAAGCGTCACAGACACAACAAGTATTTTCTCTCAATAGTCTTATGTTTGTCTCAACTTGCTAACGTCCCTACAGTTAAAGCAAGTGATGTAGGTGGTGTATCTGCAACTGCTAGTCCCATCGCGAATAGTAGTGGGTCAGTCACCAATCAAGCTATACAAGTTTTACAAGGTCCGTATATAACAAACACATATGGTAATGGGATACAGTGTCAAGGTCCTACTATGAACGTGACACCCTATCTCACAGGCACAGCATCAGCACAGAAACCATATGAAGATTGGTGGGATTCGCCAGTGTACAACATGGTAGACGCCAATGATGATGGTGTACCAGACAATCCTGGGGAGATTTTATATTTCGTTCCAACCAGAACAGGACAAAAAGATAACTATAACGTGAGCGTAGGTGTAAGTGCTACATGGTCAAGACCACTAGATAAAGAACTACAGCAACAATGTAAAGATGCAGCAGCAGCAAATATCGCATTGATGCAACAAGCACATGCTAATAAAAGATTAGATTTTGAGATCGCGAGATTGAAAAACTGCGGTGAATTGTTAAAACAAGGAATATCATTCCATCCAAAGTCACCTTACTATGCTATATGTGCTGACGTTATGGTCAATGGTAAGAACGTTATTACTCCTCACGTTCACGATATACCTACTTCTTCTTCATCTTCTCAAAATTTAAAGGACTTAACCCTTTCGATTGGCGATATTGATTAGATCTGATTTCTTCACGCGAAGGTTTATATACTTTCTTTCCTAGTTTTTTCTTTACAAAATCTGTTGCTTTTTTAATAATGGGTTTAACCGCCCTTAATAGTAATGGTGTTGCTGCAGCAGATGCAGTGGCAACGATTGCTATTGCTGCTGTAGTACTGACCTGATTTGTCGTAGGTAGATATTTCTCAGCAGCAGAGGTTGGTTCATATAATACCACACAAGTAGTTCCTTGTAGTTCATGACCTATAACTTTTTCATCACCTGCTTGAGTTAGATCACCCACTCTAGGTTGGTTGGGTGCAGGACATGGAACTTCACCACCCAAATCACCAGTAGGAGGAACCTCTGGTGGTTCAATTTCTGGTGGTGGTGTAACAGGAGGAACCTCTGCGTCTCTTGTGATTACTAGTTGCTCTGGTTCATAGTTCATTGCATCAAAAGAAGGAACCCCTGCATCGCAGTAAACTACGACACCATCGGGGTCATCCTTCTCCAGATTTTTATTCTTCATCACACTGTTACTGTTCTGTTCGTGTGCTTCTACACACCCAGGAATATCAATAACAGGTACCCCTATCACATCTGGACTTGCTACTGGTCCATAGATAGGGATCGCTTGAGGGGGATTATCAGTCAACCATGATGGTGGCATGAAAATCGTCGTTGTCCTAATAGTAGGAATATCACCACCATGTATTATTATAGTGGGGATTGTCATTAGCAGTTCTTACTCATTTCTTCTGCCATATTGCCACCGAGATCGGCACCTTGATTACCACCAAACATAGCTACCCAACCTGCAGCAACCCAACCAACAAAGGGAATAGAGGAAAGAGTAGGAGCAGCAGCAGCACCAATACTTGTCCCAACCACCCGACCTGTGCCTTCTCCCGAACCGATTGCTTTAAGGCATGCGATTCTTTCAGCACTTATCTCTGCTGCTTGACCTTGAGTCAAACCTGGTGGATTGTCTATCCATGACCTCTTGTTAGATACAGGACCACCTTGGTTAGTTTTACCATCCATGAAGTACTCTTCAGTGATTTGGGTAGTGTTATTTGCCAAACCTAAGAATCCTGCTTTCTCTTTAATATCTTTAGTGATGTATGCTTTCTTAGGATCGTTAGCACTATAACTTATCTTGTATCCATCTTTATCAGCAGATACAACATAAGATGTATAATCACCTACAGGTATATCAATCTTTGGTAACTGATCATTTTGCCTAGTCGCTAGTAACCCGATGAGTCCTATATGGGACACACCGAGAACTAATCCTAAACTACCTGCGAACCACTTGTTCATGGCATTGGTGGGGTAGGTGGTAGTGGTAGTGCAGAACCTGTTGTCTTAGGTAGTGATCCACCTAACATATCTGGAACCGCACCAGTTACAGCATCCATAACCTTTGTTTGGATTCTATCTACAATGGCATCCTTTTGTGTATATAGATATACGCCACCGCCAACAACGGTAAGAGATACAACGCTAGACGCAATAGCAAGTACATTGATAATTTTTTGCATAATGTTTATTTGTCAGGGACTATTTTAACAGGACCTTGTTCGATCCTTATGGTTTGTGCAGGTGCAGTTTCAGATGCTTTGGCAATAAGAAACTCCATATCTTTTTTAGATATATTAGGAGAATCAGCACCACCATTCTTTTTCTTACCTGCTGCTTGGACCCCAAAAGTAGCTAGGGTTCCTGTGAAAACCGAAGCTATGAAAGTTGGATCCAGTTTTTGTTCTGGTATTTTGAATGACTCTGGTAACTTAACGTACGCCAAAGTCAAAATTCCTGCAGACCATACTAGAACTGCAAGTCTTACAAAAGTAGAAAGAATAGCAAGTTGCTCTTCTTTATCTTCAGCATGTTCTTTTAGTTTGCCAAAGAGACCTTTTGGTTTTTCATCTACCTTTTTTGTTTCTGCCATAGTTTTAGTTCTCTACATTATTATCTATACAATAAAGGTTTCCGCTTATTGAGATGCGTGTATTGTCTGTTGTATAGAATGGGTTGACTCCATGATTGAGTCTTGCAGGGAAGAATGCTATCTTCCATTCCCAAGATTTGTCTATATGTAGGTATCTTGTATCTAGTCCTCCTAGTGCTGTATTATACTGGAACATAAAAGAAGCAGTTTCATTTTCATTTGCAACGTATCTTGCTCTCTCTTTCTCTAAATCATATGGTATTTGAACCCAGATTACAAAGGAGAATATTCCACTGTGTATATGTAGAGGATTGAAATCATATTTCTTTTGATAGTTTATCCACAGTCTCTTTAGTTTAAAATCAGATGTCTGGATATCTCTCATAGTTTCTGCTACACCCATGGCAGGTTGGAAACCAAACTGTTTGATGTATTCATATGAAAGACAACGAGTGAATGCACTAATCTCTTTAGTTAAAGGTAACTTCCACTCTTCTTGTAAGTGACCCCTTAGAGTTGTTCTAGCATCGGTATCAGAGTTCTTTACCAATGAGTCCATACTCCCCTGTAGTTCTGCCAC